GTGCTTATGTCTGCAATTTCGTTAATCAAATTAAAGATTGCCATGTCGTGTTTAGTTGTCATCAATTGCTCCAATACCATTCGTCGGGTTTCTTCTGATAGTTCGCCTTGATTCCATGCAACACCTTCACTCATTTTGTTGCACTCCATGGCCCCCAGCCGTAACCGTGACGTTCTACGCCGTAGTTGTAAATCGCTAACGCTGCAAGCAAATTAACATCAGCCTGTAACAAGTTTTCTGCGCTTGTGATAATGCCGGCATCAATTAGCCATGGTGTCCAGAATCCGTTGATTTGCATTAATCCGCGCGACCCGCCGTTCGGGTCTTTTTTGTTGATGATGTTTGGTATGCAGCGTGATTCTCTAAACATGACAGATTCGAGCACGGTTCGCTGATCAGCAGGCCAGCCAAGGTTGATGGCAAGCGCGCTAAATTGCTCACAAGCCGACGTGTACGGGTCAATGTAAACCGTAGAGCTGGTAGTTGTAGGCGGCTCAATTAGGTATGGCGTGACGTCCAAAGGCGCTAGGGCGATGGTGTCAGACGGGCTACCAGACGCGTCAGGAGCGCCTACAGCGACCGTAAAGCCAAAGACCGTACAAAGCACTAGCCCTATCAATTTCTCTGCAAAATAGTTCATCGTTTCTCCAAAGGTATGGGCTGACCCCAAGTTGAGGTAGCCGATCTGAATGCGATTTGTCCCATAAGGAACTTTCCCGATTCTGGGTTGGTGAAGATTTGCACCAAGATTTCTTGACCGTTGTCCATTACTCCCGTATAGACGCTGTAGTCGAATATCTGGATGTCAGTCATTGCCTGTCCTTTTGTCGGTACTCCGACCCTAGAACATAGATCAAGCCTTGGGTGGGATTTCCCCGAACACCTTTAAGAATGCGGCTTTAACAAAGATCACCGAATCGGCGGCCTGTGGCGTGATCTCGAAATGTAGCCAATCCCCACCTGGTGCGCCGTGAATTGTTGGCTTGCTGTATTTCTTCCAAGCCTGACGATCGCAACGCCACGCGCGACCATACGGTGCAGGAAAATAGTCAAGGATGCACTCAACGCCAAGGGTGTTTGCGTTAGCAACTACAACGTCAAGAAACGACACAGCGTTTAAGCGACCTGCTTTGGGGTGTCTTTCGGATTTGCGATATGACAAATCAACAGCTCTGCCCGTGGCGTGAACTGACAAAGTTCCAGCACTACCGCGCATGTCGCGCACACCCCACGACCCGTTATTCCAAACAGCGTTATTTGATGCTGCGATCGCTTGCTTAATCCATTCGTTCATGCCGGCACGCGGGCCAGCGGATGCGCCGTCGCTGTTGCCTGTGTATGGCCGTGCGTTGGGATTAGCTTTGGCTGTTGCCACGCCCAAATGCCAAATCTTTAGGGTTCACGTATCGAATGAGTACTGGCACAAGTGCGGCTAATGCGGCTTTGCCTAGGTCGGCTGGGTCGGTGTTGCCGGTGGAATAAACGGCAATAACGGCCGCAAGAATTGAGCGACCGTAGGACGCTAATAGGGCTTTGTCTTTAGTCTTCATCGTCTTTGCCTTTCGTTTTGTTTTTCAATCCGTTGGATGCAAGTAAGCCTATTAGACCGCCCGAGAGTGTCATCAGCATTGGGTTGAGCACCGAGAATGCTTCTGCATCGTTTGGGGCTTGCTCGAGTGGCTGGGTAACGAACAGCAGGCCGTAAAGCAGGGTAAAGATTGACCCTACAAACGCGCATGTAAGACCAATTCCAACAACAAGGATCAGTCGTGCTTTGATTTCGTCGTTTGTGTATCTAGCCACAGCGACCGCCCCCAACCTGTATTTCCGTTGTCAATGTAATTGCTTTGTTTTTGGTTCGAATGCAGTTCATACGTTCCCGATCAGAACAGCCAGAACATCCCCAGACGACGACCGCAATGAGAGCGGCGTAGCCGATTAGGTAACGCCAACGCATTAAAACCCTGGGGCTGGTGGATAGTTCGGGTCGGCGTCTAGTTCGGCAGATTTGGCTTCAATGGCTGCGTCTGTTGGCCGCAACGCTGGGTCATCCATCCATTCAAGGTCTTCTATATTGCCAGGCTCATTTAGACGCCATGTAGTGCCAGGTGCAAGTTCATGTACGGCGTTGCCGATGTTGGTTCCGTTGGTTGGTTTAGTCATTACGCAATCCGCCTAATCTGCAACTGTGAATAAACTTCGCCGACACCAAAACTTTGTGCAGCTCCTAAACCGTTTGTGGTTACAGTTGATGAGCAACGGTGCTGTAACTCAAAGTTTGTGCTACCCGTAATCGTTACTACGCCTTCAACAAGTGCAATTCCTGTGTTGTTGTTTGATACATACATTGTTGTGCCAAGTTGTACGGTTGTTGCAGCGGTGGTGTTTTGGATTCGAGCCTGATGTCCAAGCACGTTGAACGCTGGCGCGCGACCCGTGAAATAGTAAGTTCCTGCCGGCAAGGTGATAACCGATGAGGCAATGCTGCATCCTGTGATGTTGTTGACAACGCTTGTGTTAAGCGTTCTTTTGACAAATGAGCCAGAGGTAAAGGTTCCGCCTTCGGTGCCAGATGCTTGCGTTTCGTTGAAGATCGCGATGTCTTGAAAGTTGTCTAAAACGTCGTTAAGTTGCTGCGCGGTAAGCACAGCTCCCGAAACGAAGTCAGTCCATTTGGCGGTCATAGTAAGTCCTATCCTAAAACATTGGTTGTGGAAAGTGTGCCATATACAGGGTCGTTCAAAATCAACTGATAAACGATTGTAGTTGGCGCGGTTGAGTAGAGCACCCTGTGGCCTGTGCTGAAGTCCAGATAATGCTCGATGCCTTCAACGGAAAGTTCTTGTGCCAGTTGGGTTGTGCCAGTACCGCTAGGGAATGTCTTTTCTATCGTGATTGTGTCGCCAATTTCCACGGTTGCCAGCGTGTCTTTTTGGGCGGTGGTCAGCATCAAAAATGCGGTTTCTACACTTGTGTATCGAGGCTCTGGTTCAGGGTTGAGCAGGTAAGACGCTGCGGTGTCAATTGCTGTTTGTTCGTGTAACAGGCTGTTGGTGATGCTTGACGTTTGAATAAAGTAAGTGGCAATTGAGCCTGTGTCGGTTGCTGTTGCCGTTTTGCCGTCTAAGGCGGTTAAGACTGATCTATTGATAACAGCGTCCGCTTCAAATGAAATGCCAACGCCACGATATTTGTAGTTTGTGCCGTCGTCATGAAAGTCGGCAACCGAGCTTGACAAGGTAGTCCCCACACGCGGCTCAAAGGTCAAGACCCCCGCGCGTGACATGAACAATCTGCCAAACTCCGCCGTGTCGTTGATTTGAGTTATGTATTGCAACACGTTTGTTCCTGCCGGCACGGTGTATGCGGCGTCATGGCCTAGGTTGACGGTGCCTGTTGCGATGTCTCGAGCGCCTACTGGGAAGTCAACTTCTGGCAAATCAAGCACGGTTTCTATACGTTCGCCCGATGTTTCGGCTGTGACATTTAGTTCGTTTAGGTAGGTTTGCGCCAACAAATAAAACTGGTCAGCGCAATAGACGGTCACGGTGTCAAGACCACCGAGCGCAAAATTGTAGTCATAATTGATAACAAAACCAGAAAAGATCGACTCGGGCACATCGGTCGAGCTGTATCGGATAAGTCGCACTTCGCGCAATGGGGCAAGACCTGGCTTGGATTCTGCGGTGTCGTAGTACGGGCTGTTTTCGTCAAACGGGTTAAAGATGCCGTCCACGTCTTGAATGGTAAATGTCATGGTTCCAGCGCTGAACTGATCGCCCACGTCGCGGCGACCGCGGCGCACAGTAACGGTCGTAACCGAATCCATCACGTTGGCAAACTCGGTAGTGCCGTCAAGCACGTATGTGGTGTTATCAAGAACGCCCTTTAGCGTGTCGTCAAGAACAAAAGCGTCAACCTGAAAACCTGTGGCGATCTTCAGGTCATAATTGCCAGAGTCAACGACCGCTACGCCTGGCATTAGGCCACCTGTAACTGCAACGGCCCAGCGCTACGCGAATAGGCGCGCAAAGCGTTAACGACCGACTCACCGATCTCTGCGCTTGTGGCAAGACCGCCTGTGACGTTGATAGTGATACCGCCACCGTTATTCATACGGTCTAATGGCACTACTGCTTCTGGGCCTGCTTCACCAATTACGGCAAGCATTCCACCTGGCTGATCTACGATGCCACCGTTAGCCATGCGCGGAATACTTTTTGGTGCTGTTACAGCAGGGCCTTGACCGCCCAATTGTGGCACGGGAATTGTCGGTGCTTTTGGCAGATCAGGCAACAACGGAATTGAGTTGTACGCGCTAATGATCGCATTGACCGCGCCGATCGCAGCGTTAACCATCCCAGCAAAGAACCCGATCACGGTGTTGACAATTAGGTTGATGCCGTTGCGAAACCATTCAAACTTGTTGTACGCGGTCACAAGACCAACAACAAGTAACGCAATGCCGGCAGCAATCAGGGCAAAAGGGTTAAGCGCCATGGCAATGTTGGTGACAACAATTGCGGCGGCTACTGCTGCGATTGCGCCAGCGATGGCTAAAAACGCTTCTGGGTTGTCTTGAGCCCACATAGCAAACTTGTTAAGTATCGGTAGCACAGCCTCGAGCACAGGCAACAGCGCAGCACCGATTGACTCTTTGGTTTCGCCAATGGAGTTCTTAAGGATTGCCATTTTCCCTGCAGCGGTTTCAGCGTTCTTTGCTGTCGCACCACCAAAGGTTCCGCCTAGCACGTCCATGACTTCGTTGAGGCTTGCGCCTTCTTTAATCATGGTTGACATCTCTGGAGACAGCGAACGAAGCGCCTTAAAGTTGCCCTGATAAGCCTTAGCCAACGCGTCGGCAACGCTGGCAGAATTCATGCCGGTGGCCGTGCTGATGTCCATGACAAGGTTCATGTCGTTCATCGCAATGCCAACATCTTTGGTACCGCGCACAAGTGCTTCTAATGCTTTGCGATACTCGGTGTCAGCAACGCCAGACGCTCGACTCATCGCGCTGATCTGTTTCTCTACCTGTGCAGTTTGTGCAGCGCCCGCGCCAGTCACATTCTGCAAAGTAAGTGCTAAAGCCGCCTGCTCTTGCTGATCTTCCATCGCAGCGCGTGTGGCATCACCAAGGGCAACAGCCAAACCAGCGAGCGCGGCAGCTGCGGGTACGGCAGCCTTCTTGATCGCAAACTGGGCTTTCTCACCTGTGGTCTCAAGTTGCTTAAATTGCTTGATGGCCTTAGATACGCCCTTGCCGTCAAACTCGCTGATGATCGGGATGTTGATTGCCATTACGCGGTCTCTCTGTTTGCTTCGTCCATGACGCGCTTAACTAATTGACCCATCTCGGACATGACATCATTTTCGCGTTGCACGTACGCTTTCCACATTACTCGCGAACGCTCTCCATA